TGGCATCGATCGCCCGGCCGATCGCGGTCGTTACATCGGAAGCAGTCGCATTCGGGTTATTTGCGATGGCGCCGGCCGTCTGATACGCCCATCCAAGATGCTTCTGCGCGCTGTCGAGTTGGTCATTGTTCAAGCCAATGTCGCCGCGCGCCAGCGTCTGTTGCTGCTGCTTCTGCGTGTTGATGCCCTGCACAACTTCGCCGAGTTTGAAGCCGGCTGCCGGGTCTTGGCTAATCAGCGCCATCAGTTTGTTGTTGTCGACCTGACCCGATGTCGGGTCGGTCGCCTGCTGATACGCCTTGGAAATAGCGCGGTTCGCGTCGAGTCCTTGCTGCGCGGCAAGACCGTTCGCGTTATAGGCGCGAAACTGCGCGACTTGCAGCGCCTGTTGAAGCGGATTGGTAGGCGTCGGCGCGTTTGCGTTGAGTGCAATGCTAGTGTCGAGTGGCATCAGACCGTGAATCCATATTGGTTAGAACCGGCTGCTGCTGCCGGCGCACTGGCCGCAGGCGTCGCCGCCGCATTGTTGCTCAATAGGCCGTATGTCATGGCGCCATTGGCAATACTACTCAGGCCATTCGACGCGGCATTGGCGCTTCCGATCGTGCCGGATGCCGATGCGTTGGCCGCGCTCGTCAACGTATTGCCGATGTTGCCGACTGTCGTTGCACCGAGCGAACCGTTCGTCGCCGCCGCGTTCTGCCCGTTGCTTACGAGACTTTGCAGGCGGTTGACGTTGTTTGCGGCGCTGCTGTAGTTCGTGTTGAACGTCGTTAGCGCGCGGTTGTAGACGTCGTTGTAGGTCGAGTCGGCAAGGCCGGTTGCATAGTTCGCCGCGCCTTTCATCGCTGCGCCAGACGTGCCAAGCCCGCGCGCCGCGGCGCCGTTCTGCGTCGCCTTCAATCCCTGCTGAAGCGTGAACTGATAGCCCGGCGTCTGCGTCGCGTCATAGGCACTTGGCGCGCTAAACGTCGCAGACAAGCGCGGGTCTGCGATTGCAGACTGAAGCGAATTAATCGAATTCGTTCCCAAGTCCATATAGGGCTTGAGGTTCGCTTGCGTCTGCTGCCACTGCGCGTCTTGCATGTCGGCAGAGCGGTTTGCTGCGGCGGCCTGCGTGCTGGCTGCGCTTTTTGATGCGCTCGAACTCATGGCCGCGCCGGCTGTACCTGCCACGGCCGCGCCGATTCCAACTGCTGCTGCTACCATGATTTAGCCCTCAAAGCCATTTCGAGTGAGTCGTTTCGACCGGCTCGAATTTAAGAAATCGAAAGAGCGCCGTCGAATCGTGCGCGTTTTTGCTGCCAACAAACCACAACTTCACGCCGCGCCGCTTCAGTTCCTTTTCAACAAACTTGAACATGCGAACGCCAGCCATCCCGGTTCGCTTATCCTCGCGAACGAAGAAAATGTCAGGCGAGCACGTCAGGCACGATCGGTAATGCAGGCCGGGAGCGATGAAACACAGGAAGTAAGCGACGATTTCGCCGTTCTCGCGCCCGATAACCGTCATCAGCGATCCGTCACGCTCTCGCGCGTGATATGTGCTCAATTGCGGATCGAGCGGCACGTCATGATCTTTGTGAAGCGAAATCTCGCCGTAGTGCTTATGCAGAAGCGGCTCAAGTTCGGGATAAACTTCAATGAACGATTCGACGTTGAACGTAATCATCGGCTGGTCCGGATGTCGACGACGATCTGGATCCGATCGGCGGCGCTGTTGTTGATGACTTCGTGCTCTAGTTTGTTGTTGAACCAGTACACTTCGCCCGGCCGCATCCAAACCGTTTCATCGCCGCAGCGGAACGTGTTGCCCGGCTCGCTTTCAAGCACGATGTGATGGCGCGAGTAATAGTCGGCGTGCGCCGGCGTATCAGCATGCGGGTAGATGGCGCCGCCAGGCTTGAGCTTGTTAATCATCACGCGCCCAAGTCGCTCGCCTTGCACGCGCGCCATCAGGCCCATTACGAGCGGGCGGGCTTCGTGAAGCAGCTTGTATGCGGGGTAATCGACGCTTTCGTGCTGGTCGTATTTGCTCAGATGGTCTTTCAGTTCCTGCTCGGTCGCATATACCCCCTTGACCGGGAACCGCAGCATGATCGTTTCCGTGTCACCAAACGGCCCTTGCGGATAGTCACGCAAATACGTGTCCTCTTTCCACAGATCGGGATTGCGCTTGATGGCCGCCAGCAACGGCATGATGTCGACGCCTTCCGCGATCTTCAGAAAATTCCTCATGCGCTTTCCGCCCCCGAGATTGTCAGCGTCACGCCGTTTCCAGATGCAAAGACCTGCATGCCAGCGGACAGCTTGTGATTAATCAGGCCATAGACAGCGGAAGCCGATGCCGCAGGAACCTGTACCCGATCAATGTGCGTCCCGTCGACAGCGCTTCCCGCCACCGGCACAGAGAACACATCAACCACGACGGCTGATCCGGTCGGGTTCCACACTTGCGCGGTATGCACTGCAGTCTGCGTGTTGGACGGCGCCGTATAGATCGCTGTCGCCGTGCCAGTAAGCACTGCTTGCGCGAGCTGCTTCCAATTAATAGCCATCAGGGAACCCTGTGAATGGAAAGGTAGTTGTAGACACCGGTTGAGATCAGAGGAACCGCGGCCCCTGTGTTCTGGAACGCGACAAGGTTTGCCGTTTGCCCCGCGCCGATGAATACGGTTGCATGCACATCAACCCCGCGCGAGGCGCCGATCGTCGATTCGTTGAAGAACGTTCCGATCGCCTGGTTGCCGCCCGCGACGTTCACGATCACGCCGAGCTGGTACGTGCAGTTCGTCGTTGACGGCGCATGTGATGCATAGGCAATTCGCGCGCTGAAGTGGTAATAACCGGCAACCGGCGCCGTGAATGTTCCGGTCGATGCGTTGAAGTGAGTGCCGACACGATCGGACAGCGCACTCCAATTGATTAGCGTCGTCGCGGCGTTGTTCGGGATACTCTGCGCGCTGCCGTTGTTGTAGAGCATCGCGTCATTCGCGCTTGCGGAAAGCGTTGTGAATGCCCCGTCGGCCGCCGTCAGCAGTCCAGTGAACGTCGGCGAGGCAGTCGGCGCCGCGCCCGTTACTTGCGCGACGGAATAATCGCCGGTCTGCGCAGTGACAATTCCGGAGCGCCCGAAAACACTTTGAACCGATGCCCGCGCCGGAGCAGCGACGAACGAATTCATCGCATAGTCGGGCGCGGCCGGGCGCTGAACTGAAACAGGCTCAGGAAGCGCCAATACAGGCCGCACAGGCGGAAGAACCGCTCGCGCGTCTATCTCCTTGCCGTGCGCCTCGACAAGAGCCTCAAGCGTCGATATGTCGATTGGTGCGCCGGACCCGCCTGTGCGATTAAACAGCGCCAGCAGGAACTGCCACCACGCTTGAGTAATGCGCCCGTCTTTGTCGACCAGCGGCGCGGCGCCGGGAATGTTCGCCGAAGTCTGATCGCTCATGTGCGAGCCCTCGACACGTCAACATATGCGCCGTTCAATGCCGTCTTGACCGGCGCCGACCATGACAGCTCGAACACGCGGTCGCGCGCATAGCCGAGCCGTTGCCATTGAATGGATGTGAGGTATTCGCCAACCTTGCCGATCGATGCCGCGACGTAATTCCCCCAACTGGCGCCGCGGTCATCCGACCAGCGAAGCCGAATCTCGGGGTCGGCCGAGTCGCCAGGAAGACCGCGGCCGACTTCCATATCGGCGATGAACTGGCGGAACATCACGCGGTTTCCGTCGGCGCCGCTGATGTGCGGGAACCCACGAACGCGCAGGATAGTGTTGCCGTTGTCCGTATAGGCGTTCGGATCGAGCGCGTACACCTTGCCCGTTTGCCAGTCGCCGACGAGATTGCGGCCGCCGTTCACTGAGTGGCAGTTCATGCGATGCCGACTGATCGAGCCATCAGCTTCCAGATAGCCGCGCTGCGCCCATTCGCCCGTTGCGACGTCGAAACACCACGTCTTGTTTGCCGTCGGGAACGTCAGCACATAGAACGCATGGCCGCCCTGCTGATACGAGAAGCCGATCGCGTCATCTATCCGGCTGTACGTTAGAAACTCAGCCTCTAGCGCGTGAGTCGAAATGCGCTCGCCCTGATAATTGCGGCCGGCGAACACGATGCCCTGCCCTTGCAGGTCTTTCGCCAGCCAGAACAGCGCGAGATCGATCTTCGCCACCGAGTGCTTCGCCGCGCAACCGTGCTCGATGAACACGCCCGGCATCCGGCCGAACGTGAAGTCGGAAGCGCCGGTGTTGTACCAGACTTCGGTCGTCAATTCGCCGAACAGCCAGATTTCCCGGTGCATCACCGCGAGCGTGACAAGGTTGTCCGAATAGGTCGATTTCGACGCAATATCGAGCGGGTCGAATGCGATGTCGGCATACTTGGAGATGTAGAACTGCTGCGTGAACGGCTTGTTAAACACGAAATAGCCGTCCACATATCCCACTGTGTCGGCGCCGTAGAACGCTTCGTCGGTGCATGCGGCCATTACGTTCGTCGTGAGATCGATCGTGTATCCCGTCTGCGTGCCGTCGACAATGAACACGTCGAACCCGTTGTCGGCCATCGAAACCGGGCCAGAGGTTGAAGTCAGTGTTCCGAGCTTCGTATAGACGTTTGTCCCGTTGACGTAATAGACGGTCGAGCCAACAGCCTCATACCGTTTGCCGTTCGTGGCGGTGTATATGCAGCGCGATTCGCCTGCTGCTGGCGGCGTCGACACGAGCGTCAGGCCCGGCGTCGGGTAGTAAGTGAACGGCGCCGGCGCGTCTTGCGGGTTTTGCTCTGCGTAGAGGTTCACGCAGCGCTGCGCATCGGCGATGATGCTTTTCGCGGCGTATGCACCGCCAGTCAGAGGGATTCGCATCAGGCCTCATTTTTTCTTAACAGGTTCAAGCAATTCCTCAATCGGAACGCCTCGCCACACTCGGTGGCGCATGGTGCCAAGTGGAACGCCAGAAAGCTTTGCCGCCTCTCTGATCGTCATCTCGCCAAGCGCAGTCTTTATCTTTGGATGGTTCTGATTGATGCCCTGCTCAGTGGGCGTCGCCCACCTGCAATTCGCAGGCTCGTAATCGCCATCATTGTCAATCCGGTCTATGGACAACCCGCTTTTGTACGTCGGCGCCATATCTTCGTAGAAGTTAGCGAAGTCTTGCCACCGATCACATACTTTTATTCCGCGGCCGCCGTAGCGGTAGAAATACTGATGACCTGGATTCGTGCAGCGCGCCTTCATGCCGCTCCACACTCGATTCAGCCGAGACCCGGCCATGCCGTGCGTCTTGAAAGTCTCCTTACTGACTTCCTTTCTTCGGCACCCGCAGGAAGTTGAGACGCCCCGCCTAAGACTCTGGCCGGCGACCAGCATTTCGACTCCGCAATCACATCGGCAAAGCCATACATGCTGGCCACCCTTCTTTTCCCCGAAATTCAATGCAGTCCATCGTCCGAACTTCTTGCCGGCCAAATCTATGATCTTTCCCATGGAGCACCCCTTTTGTTAGGTGCTCCAAGTATAACATCTTCCGTCGTTTGGCCTAGTACGGACGGTCCGAATATATATTCCAGCGCTGTTTGCTGCCAATCCCGCGCGGCATCGTCATTGCTTGGATGCTCGTGTTCATGCGCTTTACGATGCGCTTTGCGTTCACAGCCAGGCCGATCAGCGTGCGTTGCGGGTCGATCTGATACGAAGGAGCCAGATACAGCGCGAGGTTGTAGCGGATCGCCGTCATGTACTCAGGCGGCAGGTTGATGACCGTTGCCGGCGTCGCGAACTGCGGCAGCGCTTCCATCGTCACGATGTGAAGTTGGAACGTGCTGTCAGGAACCGGGTAAAAGATCAGGTTGCCGAGCGGATATGCCGGGTCGTAATAGGCATACGACGGAAAGGATTGAAGCGCCTTCAACGCGATGCGCGCATAGTCCTCGCGCGCGTCGATGATCGTCACCGGGTAGTCGATCGGCGTTGCGCTGCCGGCGTTCAGGCGCGCATATGCTGCGCTGATCTTTATCGGGCGCTGGATGTTGAAATTTCCACCGGTTCCGACCGTGTAAGACTGCGCACCGGTCGACGGGATGGCGGTATCGACCAAGTGATAGACGCTCAGGCGTTCGCCCTGCCACTGCCCGAGCATCATGTTCAGCGTTGCGAGCGCGTCGGCGGTGTCGTCAGCGCTGATAGATTGGCCGATGCCGAGAGCGCCGATGTCCTTCAAGGCAAGCGTAATAAGGTCAACGGCGGTCGTCATCAGTTAGCCTCAAGTGCCGCGCGGATCTTGTCATCAGACCAGCGCTTGTCGATCTTCACGCCCTTTTCGGCCGCGATCTGGAGCAGAATTTCGCGCTCGTCTGCCGTGTCGGCGCCAAGCAGCGCGGCTTCTTCTTCAGCCGATTGAACGAGCGCATCGCCGATCCACTTGGGATAGGAAATGAACGTCGGGGATTCTTCGTGCGGAACGGGCGGCACGTATGCGGGAGCATTCCAGCCATCGCCAAGCGCGATCTGCTCGTCTGCGCTGTTGACGATCTTCTGTGCGCCATCGGGGCCAGTGACCCACTTCGGAAACTCTTCGTATGCCATCGAGCCCTCAGAATGAAAAACCCCCGCCGAAGCGGGGGCCGATTGTTGCAACAGCATCAGCGGACGATACGGCAGGCAAGTTCCGGGTAGATCGAGGCCCATCCGTACATCACGTCGATACGGCACGGCACGGTATCGGTGCCGATCGCGTACTGACGCGAGATACGCATCGAAATGCCCTTGTGCATGCGACGCGCGCCCCATGCGCCGTACTGCGCCACGTCTTCCAAGTCAGCCGTCACGAGCGTGAAAGCATCCTTGTGATAGGCCAGGTTGGCGGTATAGGCGGTCGACGGAGCCACATCCCACGTCACGACTGCGGCGTTCGCCGGGCCAGCCGAAACCGTCTGATACTGCTGGTTGCTTGCCGCGGTGTTGATCGCCGGGAAGATCGACAGCGTTGCGTTGCCCGAGCCGTCAGCCGTTGCGGCAGCCGTCACGGTGAACTGGCGCAGCACGCCGATCGACTGGCGGTTCTGCGGGTTCACTGCGAACACACCCGCGATCGTGAAGGTGTCGCCCTTCGCAACCGTTGCGGCAGCGCCCAAGCCCGTCACGAGCAGCGACGAACCGGTCTGGCCTGCGCCCGAAACCGTGCCGTTGGTGCGCGTGCCGGTCACGAACGTGTTCACGTTCTGGTCCATGCCGACGTCAAAACCGAGCGACGAAGCAGCGAAGATGCCGCTTTCGTACTGCTCGCCGATCTTGCCGGACGGGTTGAACAGGCCAGCAGCGCCCTTCACCATCTTGGCGTTCGTTGCCGGGTCCCACACGACCGAGCGGCGGCCGTCGCGCGGCGCTGCTTCGTTGTCGAGCTTTGCGCCCGCATCGAGCAGGATCTGGATGTCGCTCGGGGTCGTGCCGACGGTGCCGACGTTGTTCGCCACGTTGGCAGCGAGCGCCAGGCCGTCGAAATCCAGCTTATTAGCGATGGTCGCCATTGCCGGCTTGATGTAGCGGTCAGCGAACTCGTCGACGACGAGCGTCAGTTCTTGCGACGAGAACGTGAAATCGACGTGAAACTGAGTCGTCAGGCTGACCGGCACCGACGTTTCGTTCACGTTTTCGAGGTTCAAGTTCGGGCCGGTCGTACCGACGAAGCGGTTCGGCTTACGTGCGTTGACCGTCGAGCCGATCTTCGCGCCGCTGACGGCGAATTCCTTGCTGTATTCGCGGTTCGTGCGCGACGTGAACGCAAGGTTGTTCTCCAAGATCATCAGCGATTCGTCGAGGATCTTGGTCGGGGTGAGAAGCGTATTTGCCATTTAAGTGTCAGCCTTTGTTTCGTTTCTTCCACGCGATGTACTCGGCCGTCGACCCGAACTCTGCGGGCTCGACTGGCGCGGACTTCCCGCCAACCGGGGTAATCGGTGCGGGCGCTTTGGAAACTTGTTTCGGGGGAGTGGCTTGAGCGACCTTCGCCTCAAGGCGGGCCAGTTCAAGCGCCATGCGCAACGGGGGGAGGGAAAGAACGCGCTCGGCGGCTTCGGGGTCTTGACCCAAGGCATGCAGCACCTTGTGGCCGTTATCCATCGCCGTGACGGCTTCCAAGAACTCAGCGGGAGCGCCGCCTAGCATCTGGAACGTGCGCAGCGATGAATCCCACTCAGCAGAGAATTCCTTCTTGCCCGCGTCGAATACGCTGTTGCAGGCTTCGTCGAACTTCTCTTGCTGGATCAGCCGCTTTGCTTCCGCGCGGATCTGGTCAGGCGTCATCTGCTGGCCGGGCTGGTGCTCGGTCTGCGGCTGAAGCTGACGCAGTTGCGCTTCAAGTGCTTCGCGCTGTCGCTTTTCCTCGTGCTTCTCACGCGTGAGCTGGTCGATACGCCGTTGGACCCAATCACTCTTGGGTTTTTCCTGCTGCGGCTGCTCGACTGCTTGCGTGCTTTGCTCGGCGCCCGGTTCCGTGCTGACTTCTGCGGGCTGTTGCGCCTGTTCCTGCTCCGTAGGCGTGACGTTTTCAAGCGGTGCTGCGTTGTCTTCGATTTGCATGG